ATGGTATTAGTTAGCATGTTAATGCTGACATTAGAAATTCATGCAGTGTCGGCTGCAACATCAGGAAATGTATCCTCTACCAGCGAGATGGATTGGACTCCAGTGATGGACGCTATCATTCAGGTAGAGAGTAAGGGTGATCCGAAGGCTAAGAGCGGTAACTCAGTAGGTGTGATGCAGATCACTCCAATTTTAGTAGCAGAATGTAATAATATTCTGAAGCGCAAGAAATCGAAGAAGCGCTACACTTTGGCTGATAGATATAATGTAGCTAAATCTAAAGAAATGTTTCTATTGATTCAGAGTGTCTACAATCCTCTTAATAGTATCGAGCACGCAATCCGTTCATGGAATGGCGGTAATCATTTCAGTAAGAAGCGTACTCAGAGATATTTCGAGAAGGTAATGAAACTTTTGAAAAAGTAATTCTTTTTCCATAAGGCCCGATTGTTCTGAAAAAGAGCAATCGGGCTTGCTTTTTACTCGTTTTCGCCTCTTTTATGTACGTTTTGTTGCTATTCTGTTTAATAACTGTTAAATATATGCAGATTTCTGACAAAATGTTTGGTGGGGTCGGAAAAAAGTCGTACCTTTGCACTCGCAATTCAGAAATGAGTTGATTATATCGCGGTGTGGAGCAGTTGGTAGCTCGCCAGGCTCATAACCTGGAGGTCGCATGTTCGAGTCCTGCCGCCGCAACCAATATCGGGTAAGAAGTTGGAAACAACATTCTTATCCGATTTTCCGTTTTGGGGAGGGACGGAAGCGAAATACTTTATTGTTGAATATCATTGGCTGGCAACGGACAATGAAAAAAAATGACTGCAAAAGAAATTGATTTTTTGAGCTCGCGTGAAATAGTAGGTTTCACGCTGCCTGTGTTGCATACCAAGGGCGGTTACTGGTATGTTGACTTTACTGCCTTTGACCCTGTTTCGGGTCGGATGAAGCGCAAGAAATATATGCTTAATAGGTACAAGACTGACCACAAGAAGCGTATGATGGGTACCTTGCTTATCCACAATATCACGGCAAAATTGACCGCTGGATGGAATCCTTGGGTGAATGCCGACAAGTCGAGACAATTCACCGAAATACCAATTATCTTTAGTCGTTATCGTGATTATATTAAGTCGATGACCGACAAAAAGTCGATGAAGGAAAAGACCTCTATCGACTACCTCAGCCGCCTCAAGACTCTGGAGTCTTTCATCACTGAGTGCAAGAGTGTCAAATATGCCTATCAGATTGACCGTGCCTTCGCCATCGACTTCTTAGACCACCTGATGTATGACCGTGATGTGAGTGCTACCACAAGAAACAACTATCGCTCTTGGCTTGTCTCCTTCGGCACTTGGCTTATGGATAGAAAATATATCAGCGAGAACCCTGCCATCGACATCAGAAACATCGCTCAGAAGGAGAAGTTCAGAGACCCTTTGACCGAGGGCGCGCTTAAGAAGCTGAAGACTTATCTCTATGATAACAACAGACATTTTCTCTTGGCTTGCCTCTTTGAATATTATACCTTTATCCGACCGAATGAGTTGACGCAGATAAGAATCAAAGATGTGTCGATTGCTGACCAGACGGTCTTTATCAGTTCTGCCATCAGCAAGAACCGTAAGGACGGACTTGTGGCATTGAACGATGAAATCTTGAAGCTCATGATAGAGCTGAAGATATTTGAGCATCCGGGACATTGTTTTATCTTTGGCAAGGGGTTGAAGCCTGGTGAGGAGCGAGCACCTTATAACCAACTGAGAGTAGAGTGGGGCAAGATGCGAGATGCTATTGGGTTTCCGAAGGAGTATCAGTTTTATAGCCTGAAGGACACTGGCATCAGGGATTTGGCGAACGCACAGGGTATCGTGGTCGCCAAGGATCAGGCACGCCACTCTGATATATCTGTGACGAATCGATATATCAAGAACCAGATGAAAGTGAACGAGGAGACCAAGCACTTCAAAGGTGGGCTTTAGTCTCCTCGATGAGGTGGTGTCGTGGCTTCGCTGGTTTGTGTTTGATGAGTAGCGAAGTTACGACATCATATAAAAATATCCTGTATAGATAGGCTCAATCTGGTCATCCTTGACCTCCATCTCTATTTTTTCGCATACGAATTTTTTGTTGTGTATGATGTATGTGTGAGATGGGTCAGGGATGGTATCAGATTGAAATTTTACCTGAAGGCAGTTTTTGTTGTCTATCTTGAGACCGCTGTCGTGGAGCTCACCCAAACAGGTTCCTGCTTGCCAAGCCTTGTTTAGGGATAGGGAAGCCATCAGAACGGTTGGAAACGTGCCAATATTGCCAGGATCGAGCAACTCCATCCTATACATGGAATTGATGCGGCTGTCAGTCATGAACTGCGGCCATCTGGACTTCTCCCCTACCCATGAGACGTTGCCATTGAGTGGGTGTTCGTATTTTTGAACTTTGCCAGGCACTATGAAAAACACATTCATGCACTCCTGGTCATCCTCGGAATCATCCAAGGTGGACTCATCATCGATGGCATCCTGTATGGAGACGTAGTTGTAGCCATCCTCGTCTGTGTCGCTCTCTTTGGCTTCGGCTTCTTTGTCGTTTGGCATAGACAGGAGGCAGCGCCATTCGCTGTGTTTACCCTCAAAAAGAAAAGACCTAAAGCTAACATTTTCCACGACCTGTGCTGCTGGGGATATGTTGAGGTCTGTGTAATCATCGGAGGAGTTATCCCTTATCAGTGGCGACCAGACACCAGCCAACTGCCAGCTCTTGTTGCCGTCGGTATCCTCGACATATATATAATAATCGCTGCCCAGATGACGGATGATGGTGGTGCGCTTCTTCTTCTCGGACCATCCACTGGTAGTGGCAGGAAACTGAAAGTTGGTACCAACGGCTATCTCGAACGAATCGACTATATCGAAATTATCAAAAACTTTTTTGGGAATGACTTCGTAATCACCTCTGTTGGCTGAGTCGCCTAAGTTGTACTGCAGGTTGGCTGTCGATGAGGTTGAGAACGAACCATCGGCATCGTAGTCGGTGGTGTACTCGTCGAGTGTCTCTATCTCTACGGAGTCGGCGGATGATAGCTCTGAGGACTTGATGACCTGACAAGTCTTTTTGATGTCGTCGAAGTATATGGTGGCGTTGAAGAGCTTGCGGAACTCCTCGATGAAGGTGTAGCTAGTCCAATGAGGAAGGGCACGGCGAAGCTCTAGGGTCTTGAAGGCGGAGGCGATGTAGAGCAAGTTCCATGGAGAAACATCGAGGTCGTTGCGTGTGAGGGTGTAGCCCTCGTAGGCGATGACTCGCTTGAAGATGTACATCAGGTTGGGCTGCACGGCGACGTTGCTGATGTATGGATCTTTGCTGCCTATGAAATTGCCCGTGCGGTCAACGCCCACGAAATTGGCTATCATGTCGTTGGTCTCGTCTCTGACTGGCATGAAGCACCACTTGCCCTGCTCGCCCAGAAACTTGCTCTGGTCGGCGACGAGCCTATAGACGGATTGAACCTTGGGGATGTTTTTCCAGCCCTGTGAAAAACCTTTATCTACCGTATAGCCTGGTGCGGATGCCTTGCCGAAGTCTATCTCGTCGATGTAGTGCTTGGTCATCTTGTCGTTGAACTTGATGCGAGACTTGCCGCCCACTATCTGAAGCTTTATCTCAGAGTCGGTGACGCTGATGATGGTACCCACGCCAGAGAGTACCAGGCGACCGCTCACGTAAAGCTTGCAATCGTTGTAGGTCTGGGTGGATTTGGAGACATCGAAGCGGCTCACGTTGTGGAAAACTCGGCGGTTGGGCATTATTGCCATGGGGAAATTGATGTCGTAGGAGTATTCGCCATCGTCGGTGACGTATTGGTTGGCGTATGTGAGCTTGATGGATTGGCTGGCAGCCGGATAGGCTGCCATGCCATTGATGATGCATGTTATCATAAACTTATCATAAATGAGGTTTGATGAAAACCGTTATTTGTTTGACTTCATTTTTTGATATTGGCTCCATTGGCGGTCGAAGCCATCGGGGCCGGTGATGACCACGTATGACTTGATGCCAGCGTTGAGCTGCTCGTTGAGTCTGTCGATGGTGGTATGCACGCTATCGAGGGATGCGCCCATCTGCTCGGTGTCGCCACCTGAGACGTTGACCACTGGGGCGACCACGGCTGCGCTGCCTGTGCCCATGGCACGGCTCACGTCTTGGGCGGTGAGCGAGGCGACCGTGTTGTTGCGCTGCGCCATATCGATGAGCTGCAGGGCAGGGAGGAGCTGAGGATTGTTGACGGCGTTGTGGTTGGCGACGAACTCGCCAGCGTGAACCACGCCAGCCTCTTTCTTGTAATTGCCAGGACCAGTGAAACCACCCTCGTAATAGCCAGCCGCCTCTGCCTGGTGCTGCTTTTTGATTGTTGCTATCTGGAGCATGCCCGCTGCGGTGGCGAGACCTGCGGCGATAGGACCAAGGATGTGACCCACCACTGGGATGGCTGCGGCTGATGAGTAGGCGTTGATGGCAGCCATGGCGGTTGAAGCTATGGCTTGTGCGATCTCTATCTTCATCGCCTTTTTGTTGGCCTTGCTCTTGGCTGCAGCCACCTCTTTGTCTCGCTTCGCCTCGAGACGCTTTTTCTTGGCTGAGTTGTTGCCAGCGGCAGAAATCTGCTTATCGTAGTTTTTCTCAATCTTGGCGACCTCTAGGTCTGAGCATGCCTGGGAGTAGGCGGAGGCAGCGCCCATCATCGTGTTGATGCTGCTGAAGGCAGCGCCAGCGATGGAGGCTATCTCTTGATAGGTCTCTTTGTTCATCTGCTTTTTGGCATCCTGGTATTGCTGCTCGCTGATTTTATCCTCGTCTCGAAGATTTTTGAGGTTATCGTTGACCATCTTTTGCTGTTGGATGGCTGCGATGGCACCACCAGCGATTGTGGCGAGGTTGTCGCTGCCCATGGCATTGTTGCTGTCACCATTGCCCTTGGTCATCTTTTTGGCGGTGTCGAGGGCGGTGTTGGCATCCTCCTTGCGCTGCTCATCGGCGGTTGGCTTGTATGAGGCGTATTTGTTGGCGATGCCCATCTTTGTGCGCTGGTATTCCTCCTCTCTGATGAGACCTGCCTTGTAGATGGCTTCGAGTCCCTGCAGATCTAGCTGCATCTGCTCTTCGTTGCCGAGCTTGCCGTATTCTTGGCGCAGCTGAAGGAGTTGCTCGTCGTGCTGCTTCTGAAGGTCGTATTTGCGTTGCTGTTGGGTCAGCTCTCGCTCTTTCTCGATCTGGGCATACTCGTCAGATGAGGAGAGGTAGAGGGCTTGCTTTTTGTTGAGATAGTCCTGGTATGAGAGGAAGAGAGCCTCGTTGACGGCATCCTCATTGTGATAGAGGTTGGAGTCTTTGTTGTAGTAATCGGCATTGAGCTTCATTTCTTTTTTCTGTCGCTCGGTCTCCAGGGCTTCGAGGTCGGCGGTCTGCTTTTTCTCGTAGTCGGCGGCGATATTCTCTTTCTCAGCGTTCAATCGCTTGAACTCTTCGCTCTCTGCCTCGCCATACTTTTTGAGGATGTCGAGGCGAGCCTGAAGCCCCTGTTCTTTGATATTCTTCATCTTCTCGTTGTATTCGGCGAGTCGAATCTGACCTGTAGCGTAGAGGGTCTTGGCATCGAGCTCTTCGGCTTGGTTGGCTTTCTTTGCATCGTCTAGCTCTTTTTTCATGTCAGCCTTGCGCTTAGCCTCTGCCTTGCGAGCGGCAGCCTCACGTTTCTTTTTCTCCTTTTCGGCAGCTTTGCGCTCTTTCTCGGTCATGGTATGACCAGAGGAAGGGGTGGTGTGTGTCTCTGTAGTTGCGCTATTGTTTAGTAAATTCTTCTTTACAGTCTTGTTGTACTGTTTCTGCAAATTTACGTTTTTCTCTAATTGCTGATTATAGAAATTCTCTTCAGCATTGACTTGCTTTTGCAGGCTTAGGTTTGCCTGTAGTCTTTGCGTATGAACTTGCTTTTGCTTCTCGTTACTCTTCAGTGCCTCGTTTTGTTCGATGAGCTGACCTGTCCATCCATCAGCCACGGCATTGCTCTCATATTGCTTAGGATGAGCCTTGCGCTCAGCATCGACAGCCTTCAGCGAATATCGTATGCGGCTTTCTTTTTGTTTGAGTTCCAGTTTCTTTTTATTGATTTCCACCTTGCGCTCATAGATGGCTTCTGCCATGGCAGCATTTTCTAGCTCCTTGATGTAGTTTTGGATGGCAATCTGGTTGTCGTTATACAACTTGCCCTCTTTGGAGATAGAGGCGTGATATTCTGGGACGAGCTTTATCATATTTGCGATAGCTTGCTTTCGCTCGTCAACGGTATAGGCATTGGAGTGGATAACCTTGTTGAGCATATCGACCTTGTTGCGCTCATCGAGGGTAGCATCAGACACCTTTTTGGCGAGGCTGGCTTGAGCCTCTGCCACTGCTCTGTTGTTTTTAGCCTCTTGCGTGTTGTTGCGCATCGCCTCGTTGTAAGATGTTATGGCTTTGTATGCCCCATAGGCAGCCACGCCCACCACGGTGATGACTGTGGCGAGGGCAGCCCATGGATTGGTGAGACTTGCTAGGCGTGCTGCCCTCATCACCACGATGTAGCCCTGTATGCCTTTTGTGAGATAAGCCCATGTGGCTTGCAGTGCCACTAAGGCAGCACGCAAGAGTGTAGATGTAGCGGTATAAGCTTTATCGACAGCTGAAGCGTATTGTACGGCGGCTGTTTTAATCTTAATGGCGATGGTCTCCTTGTACCAGAGAGCAGTACAAACAGCGATGGCTGTTGACAGCACGGCTATTTGTTTTGCATAGGTGACGGTGAAGGTGATGAGCGTGGACATGACCTTTATGGTCAGACTGAATGATGTGATGCCATATTTCATGGCAGGGATGAGTTTTTCTCCGAGTTCGATGGTGAGGTCTTGGAATCGCTTCTTGGCTTTGTCTAGTTCTGCCTGTACCGTTGTATTCTGGGTATTGAACTCATTGATGACACTGGTACCGTCGGCATACGACTTGGTGGCGATGTCTTGCGCCTCTTTCACTTGGTCGAGGTGTGTAGCCACGGCGGAGAGAACGCCCACGGCACGGGTGCCGTTAAGCTGCATCTCCTCAAACATCGGTGCCATCTCGGCGAAACCTCCCTTTGACTTCATCGCTTGCATGAACTTCATCAAGCCCTCATTGGCGTTGGTCTTCATCAGGTTGGAGAACTCCTTGACCTGCATGCCCGCTATCTTGGCGAACTTGGCTGGCTCTTGGTACATCTTGGTGATGAGCTGTGAGAAGACGGTGGCGGAAGTCGCCTCCTCTTGCATGTTTTGGTCGAGGGCAGAGGCGAGACCCATCAGCTGTGCCTGGGTCATGCCGGCCTGGATGCCGACACCTGAGAGGTCGGCGGTGAAATCGACGATGTAGCCAGCGTTTGCAGATGAGCTTTGTGCCAGCTCATTGACGGCGGAACCTGTGGCGAGCATCGCACCACGAAGGCCTTTGGTCTTATCCTCACCAAACATCTGGGCGAGCTTGCCGATTTTATCGACCGCCCCCTTGCCGAGGTCATCGCCGAGGGTGACATTGATTTTGTCGGCACCATCAACGAACTCCTCGATCATCTCTTTGCTGGTGATGCCGAGGCGACCGGCAGAGCCAGCCAGCTCGTTGAGCTGCTCACGAGCTGTGCGGGTATCCATGCGCTTGAAGTCCTCGTTCATCTGATGAACCTGTTCGTCGGTCTGACCGGTGTATTTGCGCACGTCTGCCATCGACTCCTCCATGTCGGCATAGGCTTGGGCTGCAGCTCTCAAAGTAAGAGTGAGTGTGGTGAGACTGCCCAGTATCTGGGTGAAGGCACCCCAGTTTTTGTTAAGACCATCCCACATTCTAGAGAACAAACTTCTGGAAGCTTTACCTTCGTCGTTGATGTGCTGCATCTCTGCTCGCACTTGCTTTAATTGCTTTTGCAGTTTTTTCCATTCGTCTGAGTTGCGCTTGATGGCACCGCTTTTCAACTCTCTGTTGAGAGCCTTGGCGACTAGTTGCAGCTCCTTGTATGATGCAGAAGAAAGATTGTTGAGAACTTGGTTAACCTTCTCTTGGCTAGTCATGTATGCTTTTGTCTCAGCCTTTAATCTCTTTATCTGTCGTTCGAGGGCTGTTGTTGACTCGCCCTTTGCATAAGCCTCGTCTCTGGCTTTTTGCACTTCTTTCAGCTTGTTTTGCAATTCGTTGAGTTTATCCTTAGCCTCTTTGGTGTCAAGAATAACTCTGCTAACATGGGTATCTGTATTTGTTGCCATAATTGAATATTTTATTTTATGGCAAAGGTAATAAGGAGGAAAACATAATAAAAATACGAGACCGTATGTATTGCGGTCTCGTATTTACTTGGTTATCTCTTGCTCTTTTTTAAAGAACTCGTATGCAAGATTGTTTGCATCCCAAACAAGATATTTCTTGTTGGTGTTTCTGAGTGTCTGTTTATCACCTGTTATGGAGTTTGCTATCGTGACGCAGAAGAATCTGCCTCGCTTTACGATTTCGGTTGCCGTATTGTTTGGCGATGCCAGTCTTATAGGCTCGTCAAAATTCTCATCAAAAGTATCAAACAATGGTTCGGAAGCCACTGTGGCTGGGCAAGAACTATTGCCAAGCTTGTCGAGACCTTTGAGGAGTGCAACTGTTATAATCGCTAGTATCCAGCATCCAAATATAGTCGTAATCATAATTTGTAAGTTTATTATTATCTTTGTTGCAAATTTAATAATAATATTTGGAATATGCAAGTATTTTGTGTTAAATCTTTGATTTGTTTTGCGGTATGGTGGAAAAATATTATATTTGCAGTGGCAATTTAATTTTAGAAAGTATGAATAAAGATTTTGCTTTAATATTGGTAAACATAATATGCGCCTTAACGGCATTTGTTTGTATGATAATCACTATTGTTATTTCATTAGTGAGATTATAATAGTAATACACATAGATGCGATTGTAATAATCGTGCAAATGATATTGATATATTCTTTGTATTCTTTCAGAAGTGTCAGTCTCTCCTGTCTTCTCTTCTGTTTGTTATAGCCTTTCTTGGCAGCATTCTCCCCTTGTGGTGTCAGCTTATAATAAGCTTCTCCCCACTCATAAACAAGTCCCTCGTCTTGAAGTGATTGTAGAACATCGTATGGCTCAATGTCATATCCATACGTATCATTTATAGCACTGTGTACATCGTCTTTGTTAGGACTACCTTCTAAGAACTGGCTTAAAATGAAATCTGCGATTTCTATTTGCTTTTTAGTCATCATAATCAAATAAAAACGGCTCGTGCATCGGGAGGGCAGTCCTTCAGCACGAGCCATTAACAGCTGTATATCTTTATGTCTTGCCACTCATGAGACCTGCCCGAATCATGTTTGACATCATTGTCTTTAAATATGGTGCAAAGATAGCGCTTTTATCTGAATGCACCAAATGATTTTACGAAAACTTTATTTCACCACCTCTATGTATCTCGAGTAATCAATCTTGGAGTGGGGATTGTGGCTGACTATCTGCACCTGATAGCCCTTGGTGCCCCATCGCCACCAGAGGAACTTGTGGCGGTAGGTGCGGCTCACGATGGTCGTCAGGCTGTCTCGAGACGAGTACTGGCACTCTCGCTTGGGGATGTCGATATGGAGGGAGAGCCATTGGTCTCGGTAGGTGTAGATGGAATCGGGGATGCCGGAACCAGCCACGGCGGCGGTCGGTTCGGGCGTGAGATAGACCGTATCGGCGGTGGTTGACGAAGCTGTGTGGATAGACTGCACATCTTTGAGCCGCACTTTGAGGTCTTTGATGAGCTTGGTATCGGCGAGGTGGAGCTTTTGCAGCTCGTCGTATTTCGACTGAAGGGCGTTGAATATGGCGACATTGAGAGTGTCTCTCACGTTGGCATATTCAATGTCGTAGTTGAGGTTGGCTACGTTGTAGCTCTGTCGGTCGAGGTCTGCCTGAAGCTGCTCGCACTTGTTGGCGGAGTGTATGAATGCGACTGCGGTCACGATGAGCAGGGCTGCCAGAAGCTGGATGATAATCTTGGGTGTAATCTTTTTTGTCATTGTCTTTTTGAAAATGATTGGTGAGTGAGTTATGCGATGTCTTTGTATTCGTCGATGGCATTGAAGCAAGGACACATCTTCTTCCATTTGGACTTGTCCTTGCCCCAGATGTCACGATGGCCCATTATCTGGGCATCTGGGAATTGTTGCTTCAGTTTGTGGAGTAGCAAAACGAGGGCGTCTTTTTGCTCTGGTGTGCGGTTGTCGATAGCCTTGCCCTTAGCGTCGATGCCACCGATATAGGCGACGTTGATGGCTGTGGAGTTGTAGCCCTGCACGCCGTTGCTCACCTTTTCGATGGCTAGGAGTTGGTGGATGCCGCCGTTTGGGGCGATGACGTAGTGATAACCTGGATTGGTCCAGCCCTTGCGGCGGAACTCTGCCTTGAGGTCGTCGATGGACTGGCTTTGCGACCCTGCGGTGCAGTGAACGAAAATGCGTTTAATCTGTCTCATTATTTTGCTTGTTATGATTGAACAATTTGTTTTTGATGTTGTCGAACTTGGCATCGATGGCGATGGCTACGCCGAAGATGGAGCCGGCATACATGAGCGACTGGGCAAAGTACCAGAGCACATTGTCGGTGACATCACGAGCCTGGGAGGTGAAGTAACTGATGTAAACCAGTATGATGGCGAGGAGGAGCACGGCGATGGCTGAGCCGTATTGTATCCATTCTTTAGTATTTCTCTGCATGGTGAATCTTGTTTTTGTTTTACAGTGCAAAGATAAGAAGGGTAGGGTGATAATAAAAATACGAGACCGCCCTAACGATCTCGTATTATATGTTTAACTGTTAGACCTCTCTTGAGAGAATCTCCTTGGCTATCTCTTTGGCCTCTTTGCGCCACGACTGATAAGCCTCGAACTCTGCCTCGTGAGTCTCGTCGCCATCGCCACGGTTGGCTAGGATGGCCTCTACCTGGTTTTGGCTGTATCGGGTGCGAACCAAACCAGCGGTGAAATCGTCGTAGGTGGCTGCGGTCGCCTGAATCTTGGTCGAGCCATCAGGCTCTGTGCCCTCATAGCTGTAAGCAGTGACACCCTCGGAGTTTTCATCTTCTGACTGCTCTGAGGTATCGGAAGAGCCTGTAGCGGCCTCAGGGTGATAGTTTTCAACTTTCTGCTCACCAGTGTAGAGCAGATAATGGTTATCGTCATATTTGACGAAGCTCTTGCGAGCTAGATAATACTTCTTGTTCATAATTGATCACGTGAATTTATAGAACTTCTTTTTGAATTTATTGTGAAGCTCTGCGACCACGGTGGAGAAGGGTAGCTCATCACGACAGAAGTCGTTGAGGGCTTGGTCTATCAAGATCTTGGAGCCTGTATAGAGGTAGTGCTCCAGAGGTTGCCATACCTCGGTGCCGTCTGGCTCCAGGTGGTCGATGATGCGATAGCGTAGGGAGAGGCGCTTCTTGGGCACCTCTTTGGTGACCATGTGGGTGGAGCCGTCCGGGGCGGTCTCCTCTTGCTGGATGGTCTCCTTCTCTATCACCGAGTCATCGACCTTGTAGTCTATCACTTGAACGAGGAACTTGTTCTCGTCCTGACCCTCACGGCAGATGATGTCCTCGATGGACTGCTGCTGTGATTTCTCCATACCGTCAAAAGGCACGCGCGCACGGCGAGCCTTGACGAGTTTACCGAATCTTTCCATACCGATTTTCTTATATAAGTTTTTAGAGTTTGCGTGGATGCCCAGACCTAGGCGAGAGGCTGCCTTGAGCTGTATCTGGCGGTCTGTGAAGCCCGCCTTGCGTAAGTTGGCGATCTGTCTGCAGAGGTCGTGCTTGAACCGCTTGCGCAACAGGGCGTGGTCGGCGTAGATGATCTGACCGCAGAAGTCGATGCCATCGCAGGTGCGGTGGATACCCCAAGACTTATTGATGGATAGGTGCCAGTCACGGGCGAGGTGCATCACGGCAAGCTCTGCCATCAGCCTGAGGAACACCTTATCCTCGTGGAGGATGTAGATGTTGTCCATGAAGCGGTAATAATGGCGAAGACCTTGGCGGCAGAAGCGCTCGAACCTATCGTTGAGCGACTTCACTCCCCCGCATAGCAGTTGAGCTTGCTGCTGAGTGCGACAGGTAACGAGCATGTCGCTCACGTAGCGAGCCTGCCAGTAACGGAACTTGTCGGTGTCTTGGAGAATGTCGAAGCATCGGAGTGCCAGGTAATCGAAGCGGGCGAGGAAGAGCTGACCCAAGAGTTGGGCGAGCTTGACGCCGAGCACGATGCCTGGATTGAAGCTATCGACCACCTCGTCGATGAAGGCGAGGAGCTTGCGGTCTTTGATCTTGCGGCGATATTCACTTTTGAGAAGAGCGTGGTCTATGCTCTGAAAATAATGGTGAATATCCATGGGCAAGCAGTAGAAGGTATCTTGCTGTGGCGAGTTGAAGATGTCTCGCTTGACAAGATTATAGAAATAATGGGTGCCCTTGCCCTTGGAACCAGCCGGACTGTGGCTGTAGAGTGTCTTGCGAAGGTTATCCTCTACAGGTTGCAGGGCAGCGTGCTGGATGACGTGGTCGATAACGGGCAGCTTGTTGACTTGGCGATGTTTTGGATAGTCGATATCTTTGGCGACATAGGCTGAGGTATGCCAAGTTTGTTGGGTGTAAGCATCGAGCATGCGTCCGATGTTATGGTCTAGGTTTGCCTCGAATTTTTGGACCGCACGGCGAGACATCTTTTGTCGGGCGTAGTCATAGAATGCCCGACGAAAGTTGTCTAGTGTCTCGACCTGTAGCGATATGTTGCCAAACCTTTTCATAAGCGGTGTAATGTCTGTGTTGAACGGTGTATAAACTGTGTATAGTCTGAATCGTCTGCTTTTGTACACTTGATAACCTTCGACCGGATGACCGTGTTGTCATCATCTACCAGCTGTCTTATTAATGTGTATGTATCGCCATGGGGCGAGGATTGACCCTGTAATCTCGAAGTGGGAGCAAACGACCCACGAAGAGATATGTCTGTAAGTTGAGGGCGGCGCCGTAGTTCACATTGGCATTCGAGACAGCATTGTTCACGTTGAGCGTCGAAAGACCGCATTGACCACCATTGTTAGCGTTAGCACCACGAAGGCAGACACGAAAACCGGCACCTAGGGTCACACCCTGGTATCATAACCGCCGCAAAGGTAATAAAAATAATCGGTATGGAAGCATGTCAAAGAGCTTTTTTGATGTTTTTATTGATATTTTTTTTGTCGCCGACCGCCACAGGCGGTAACTTAAGGCGAGCTACGCTCGCTGGGTGCTTCGGCTTCGCCGAGGGTGCTCAGGTCTCTTTTGCACACCCAGTAAACCGATGCACACCCAGCAAACTGATGTAGTCTCTTAGGCCGCCTCGTAATACACGGGTTCAACGGACCACTCGGATGCTGCTTCGCAGAGGGCGGCGCCGCAGTCCACAGAGTCATGCGAGACAGCACTGTACACGTTGAGCGTCGAAAGACCGCATGGACCACCATCGTCAGCGTAAGCACCACGAAGGCAGACACGAAAACCGGATGTAGCACCAGACGTATTCCAGAAATAGCTAGTCCAGTAGGTTGACTCGGATGCGCCCGTAGCGGTCGGGAAGTTCTCTAGATGCTCCATCGAGAGCGTCTTGATATAGCCTTCGCCCTTGGTCGGCGAGGTGCTGTAAGCCACCATGCCATCGGTGGAACCTATCGTCCACGTGCCGTAGATGGACGGTGCCACGAGATGGGTCACGGAAGTGTCCTCGTTGCAACGCACCTGCTCGTCATCCATGTGTCGCCACAATAAGCCGAAGCCATTTTTGTAGCCGAAGAAGGATGGTATCTTGGCGGTATAGACCACGGTGCCATCGTCTTTTTTGACCTCGTAGCTCGCCTCGCCGCAAGCGTCGCCAAGCTCGATGCCAGCCGACATCGGCACGACAGGGCGATAGCCGTTGTAACCACCCCAATCAGGCATCTGTGTCACGCCAGCGCCGAGACCACCCTGGTAGAGACCGTTGGCATCTTTTTGGCTGTTGACGGCATCCTGGTCGTAGTGGGTGCCGAAGATGACCCCGAAGAGCACGGAGATGGCAGAGGTGTGGCGCATGGTGGTGCAGAGCCAGCCTGTGCCGTTTTTGCGGGCAGCAGCACGCCAGTATTCGGTAGTCTGGTTGGTGGCAGCCTTGCCCAGCATGGTGCGGTTGGTGTTATCTAACGTGGAGTCGTTGTTGCCGCCTCGGTAGTTTGTGCCCTCGTTGATGTAGCTCACCAGCTTGCCTGTGCTGCGCTCTAGCGTGGCGAAGCCAGCGGCGGAGATGCTGCCCACAGGTATCTTGTAATTGTACTCGCCTGGTATCGGCGTAGGGCTGACCATCTCGTAATGGAGTCTGCCCACGGTCTTGATGACCATGTACCACTCCTTGCCCCAGCCCCACTGGTAGTGCCCCTCTGAGCCATCGAGCTTGGCTGTCTCGCCGGTGGCATACTTGTGGTGGTCTTTGGAGTCGAGCTTGCGACGGGAGTGGTCATTCTTGACCAGATAACAGCCCAGACCCAGCTCCGTTGGTAGGGTCTGCAGTAACTCTAGCGAGCCCACATAAGTGGCGGCTTTAGGGGTTGCATTGTCGAGGTTCCACACTCGACCACACCAAGGATGCTGTCCCATTTGGACGGCGCTTTTGAGCGACATCTGCTCAGACCTGCCGGATTTTTTGTCGAAGACCTCGACAATCTTGTCAGTGGCGCTCATGTCTGACTGTGGGAGGTCGTCAACCTGTTGACCTCCATCGAAAGCGGCTATGATAGCCTTGAGCTTACTCTCTTCTTCTGATGTTAATGCCATAATAAAAATTATATTTAATCGATTAAACAATGCGTAATTTATCACCAACTTTTCTAAGCTTGCCCGATGCCGACAGGCGAAGGCGAGGCTGGCGCACGGTGATGCTGACCTCTTGCCAGAGCGGTGTGTTGGCGGTGGGGATGACCCAGAACTTGGTGGTGCCCTCGCCCTTGATGATGAGGTTGCCGCTTGGGTCTGCCACGAGCGAGTCGCCCTCGGCTCGCTGGAAGAGCACGCTCTGAGGGAGGTAGCTCGGCAGGATCTGCACGGCGATGCGCAGAGCCACCTTGTTGCGTAGGCTTATCTCGGGGAGATAGGTCAGGTTCATGCGAGCTGGCGCGATGAAGCCTGTGGTTATCTGAGCGGCGAGACCATCCATCTGCGCTATCTTGGCATCGGCTCGCTTGGATGCCGCGTCAGCCTCTGCAGCCTTGGTCTCTGCCAAGGCTGCCTGTGATGCTGCAGCCTCGCCCTGCTCGCCAGCCGCCTTGGCTGCGCTCTGGGCGAGGTTAGCCGCCTTGTTGGCATCGTCGGCCGCACCCTGCGCTCTGACGGTCGGTGTCTTGTCGAGCCACAAGCGCCACTTGGCGTTGGTATCTGAAGGAGTCGTCGTGTTGCCATCCTCTAGGGAGGCGAAGACTCCTGACGATGTGTGAACGATGTCGCCCTCGTCGTAGCCCTTGACGGTCTGGCCATCCTCATCTTGATAGGAGTAGCCCGACTGCCAGGTGCCCTGGTCGGTGAAGGCGACATTGCCCACGATAATGATGTTTGTGTTATCTGCCATAATGATTTATACTTTAATGACTAACTTGTTTCTGCGCTTGACAACGTGTTCAGCGACATGACTGCCGTAGTCGATCATGAGGAGTTTGTTGCGCCGTTGACGGAACGCCGGATACATGGCACCGCCTCGGGCGATGACTCCTGTATCGACATAGGTGTGCTTGGAGAGATCCCACTGCCACCAGTTGCCGTTGTCGCCCATCTTGGGTGGATGGTCGTTGAGCTCCTGGGCTAGGTTGGTCTGCTTCTCGCTCTCGGTGAGGGCTGTGAGCGTATCATCGATGCGCTTGTTCTCGGCGGTGACACGACCCGCCTCGGCGGCTATGCGAGCATTTTCGGCTGTCGCTCGCTTGATCTCTGAATCCATGCGAGCTTGCTCTTGGGACTGTCGGGTCTGCTCGGCAGCTTGTCTCTTGGCCTCGTTGCTCTCAATGGCAGCCTTGGAAGAGAGCGTGGCTTCGGTCGCCTGTTTGGCAGCCTCGGTCTGCGACTTGCTGGCACTGACCGCATCCTCTACCTTTTTGCGTTCGGCGGTGAGGTCAGTTGTCGCCTTGTTGACGCTAGCCGCCGCATCGTTGGCTTTGCCAGCTGCGGTGTTGGCCTCCTCTGTCGCCTGTTTCGCCTCCTCGATGCGGATATCCACATCTTTAGTCAAGAGTGACAGCGGTGCGATGACTTGCTTTTGCACACCGTCTTTGCTGTAGAGGGCGGGCATCGTACTGATGCCATCGAGCGAGGTGGCGAGCTCGCAAGAGAAGATGTTCTTGCTGTGCCGCTGTAGATATTCGTTGAACTTAGGTAAGAGCCGGGCGCATAGCGCCTCGAACTCTGTGTCATTCTCTATGCCCATAGGCTATGATTTTAAGATGTCCTGTTTCCACTCGGCAATCTTGGCGAAGACAGCCCCTGCCTCTTCATCGCTCAGCACGGCAGTGTTGATGCGACATGAGAGGTTGGTATCCATAAAGCTGATGTATCCAGCACCGCTCTCGGAGGCTGGTGCATCATCTTTGGACTCTGTACGTTTATAGACCTCACCGGAAAAAGAGACCTTGTCATCTCGCTTTGTCTTGGTGAACTTGACGAAAACGCCTGTAACAACCTCAATCTCCTGGATGTCGGTTGTCGTAACTGTTGACTCTACCTTCATAATTAATCTTGCTCTATTAGTTTAACAATCTGACAATATACCCCTGGCACCAAGGAAGCCTTGGCGACCTCTTTGATCATGGTTAAGTCTTCGGTCGTACACTCGACCTCACTTGGTTTAGTGTGCATCTGCACACTCAGGTTGTAGGCTCTCTTAAGAGACTCATCATCAGCCTTGACGCTGTTATTGCTTCCGTTGAACAGATGAAGTCCGAGCACCTCATTCATCATCTGAGGCTGTCCGTTGCTGTCTGTCATCACCCCGCCCCTGTAGTTACGGATGGCGACCTTAAAATTTCTTTTCATATCTGTCTAAGTTTAAAATTAATATGCGTGGTTCAGCTTGCGCGCTGTGTATTTGGTCGTGTAGTCACTCACCTTGTTGCCCATGGTTGAGTTATAGACCAGCAGGAACGTCGCACTGTCGCCCTGTCCCATCTCTATGTAATCTTTGTTGCCGCAGTTCTCATCGAGAATCAAAGGTAACTCCTCTTTGTTCCATGCGTAGGAATCGCTTTTGTCTTTGATCTTGTTGCGCCCATAAATGAAGAAGTTTGTCGTGCCTGGCTCAGCGACCACCGTAAATGTCACGGCGAAGTTGGTAGATGAGCCACAGCCTAATGCGCTGCGCACCTCAGACAGTGTTGGCAGCGTTATGCCGCTTGACGAGACGTAGCTGTAGATGAGCCAGACGTTATTCTCAGAAATCTTGGCATAGCCATTATAGATGGTGTTTTTTGTGCTAAGCGCATATCTGCTATACTTATATCCACCTATCCATCCATTGAGTACGCCATTGCCAGCACCTGTGAAAGCAAAATTATAGGCACCGTTTTTAGCCGAGAGTATGGCTGCGATATTGTAACCAAGCCCCCACCAGTCGCTGCTGTCCTCATTTTCGAATCGAGCCACCGCACGCTGTCCTGATGACGCTGGTAGTACGTTGCCACCGATGCCCGCAAAGCATTTATGGGTATCGTTGCGAAATATGATGTATGCATCATTGGTAAATGGGTCGTTTGTCAGACCCGTGCCCTGGATAGTGAATCCAGCGATCTTGCCCGCCAATGCCTCCATGGAGCCATCTTTGTTGATTTTGAAATTGCTGTTGGCCGTGACCACACCGTTAAGGTTGATTTGGTCTGCCGTGATGGTGGCAGAGGAGATGCCGTTGGCAATCATTGTCTTGATGGTAGCCTCGGATAGAATCTTGCCATCGACACCCTCGATTTTTGTAGTCAGCGCATTGTAGTCTGCCGTCACAAGCAAGCCACCTTTGTTTTTGAGCGTGCCATCGGCATTGAATCGCTCGCTCATCAGGGCGTTGTAGTCAGCGGTGGTGATAAGATAGCTCGTATCTTTGAGCTTGCCATTGGCATCGAAACGAGCAACTGCCGAAGACCACGAATCGGCGTTTTGACTGACCAACGATATAGTCGGACCATAATCGTTGCGTATGTCTGAGCCTACGCTGTCGGCGTGTCTCCTGGCTTCGGCAACGGAACTGTTGAGGGCATTGTAGTTGTCAGACATAGTCCCTTGCAAAGTGTTTTTGGCTGCATTCAGCTCGTCTTTTGTCGCAGCCTTGCCCACCGTGGTATTGATGCCATTGACCGTTATCTTTAACTCAGCGAGTGCCGCCTTGGTGCCGTTGGCAGTATTGGTGACGCTCTCGACACGTGCAGTGATGCTGTCGATGTCGGTGTAGATGCCAGAAATTTTCTCGTTTGTGCTATCCTGCCAGGTGTTGATGAGGTCGATGCGACCTGCCTCTATCTCTATTCTTGACGAGAGTGTTGTGTTGAGTTCGCCGTATCTCTTATCGACATATAGGCGTATTGCCTCTTTCTCAGCGTCCAGCTCGATGCCGAGCTGAGTTGTGGTACCATTGACCTTGTCGATGTTTTGTCCCAGCAGCTTGATGTTTTTGGCCGTCTGAAGTATTTGTGTCGAGACGGTCTTGCTCAGGTTGTCGAGCGGCTCGTCGGTGATGGTGAGCAGCGCGACGTAGATGTCTCCTGTATATCGGAGCACGAAGTCGCCGGTGCCATTCCACTTGCCATTTAGCTCTACCGTCTGCCACTCTGCCGAGTATGGCACGCTGACGCTCTGGGCTGACAGGTCGTTGGTCTTGCCTTCGACAGCCTTGCAACCCTCGAAGCCAAAGGTGAGGGTGCCAGCAGTCTTGGCGTAGATGCGAGCACTTATATATAAGGTGTCTTGCACCTCGGTGTAGTCATCGCCAGTGGTGTTCATGCCATCCTCGCCTTTTTCTGCCGATGGCTGGGTATATTCCTTGTGGGTACCGGGTTTGCGGATGAGATCATTGGCTTGTTTGATGCCGCTGTCCTGTATGTGCAGCATGTTGCGACCCTCGTTGTTGTCGATGCTCACTCGGTGGTTGCCACTCACGGTGGCGGCACCATTGACCATGACAGGTAAGCCATTGGCATCGACCCAGAACTGGGACTCGTCTGTATCGTCGATGGTCCAGCCATCAATGAGCTGCTCATCGTTATAGCCTATCGCCGTCAGAAACTGACCGTTATGGAGGTAGTTGTTCTCCTCTGTCGCCTCGTAGGAGGTCTGTGCGAAGCGGGTGGCGAACTGGTTCTGCAGCATCTGTATTTTGGTGTCGATGCTCTCACCTGTGCGGCGGAGCACGAAGTCGCCCGTGGCGTAGAGGTTCTGCAGGAACTCACCGAAGCCTGATAGTGCACCGAAGAGTGGATGGGTGATGCCCCGTAAGTTGCCGAGGCGACCTTTGAGCGCATTGTCTGGGTCTGTCTTGAGACCATAGATGATGTCCATGTAGGGCGTATCGCTGCCCACAGTCATCATCTGTATGATGCCCTTGCGGTCGGGGTCGGTGAGGTTGTCGACCCTAACAAAAGTGTCTCGCTTGGTGATGAGCTGCTCTGCGGTGGCACCCTCCATCGATGAGGTGAAGTTCTTGAACTTGACCCATGCTAGCATATCCTCGCCACTGCCCTCGCTGCCCACCTCTGTCACGATAAGCTCGTATCGCTTGGTGACATAGTGATTGTTTTCGGTGGAGGGCATGCCATTGTACTGCTGCACCATCACGTAGTCATCCTTGCGGAATGGGTTGTACATCCTGCCCTCGTGGGTGTCGAGATAGACCCTGCCTGTCTCTGGATCGTAGTGGTCAACCTCTAGCATCGCCGTGAAGATGCGGTTGTCATTCTCGCCCAAGAGTTGGGAGATAATCATCTCGAAGATGCGCATGGTACCACGCACGATGAGATTATCGAGCTCTAGACCATACCTATTCTCTTGCACCCCGGCAGCGTTGGTCGTGGGGTTGTTGGCGAGTCGCCAGCCCTTGCCATCGAGGAAGCCCGAGACGAAGTCGGGAGAGCCTATGGTATCGTCAAAACGAGCAGCGCCCTTGACGTGCAGCGCACTGACTGTCGCCAAGCCCCACGCCAGGATCTCTTCGATGCAAAGCTTGTAACCCCCATTCTCTTTTGTGGCGAGGCAGAAGCCTTTTTGACCAGCCTCGGAGTAGTCATCAGTGGCGATGGAGTGGGCGATGATGTCGCCCTCTTTGGAGAAAGAAAAGAGGTTGCCTATCTTGATGCCCTTGAGAAAGGTGATGAGCCCATGGGCTGTATCGTCGTTGATGGCGGAGAGTTTATCGTTGTCAGCAGAGGAAGCATAGTCGAGCAGGGACAGGAAGGCGTTGCCAATGCGGCTTGCCGTATTGGCGTGCTTGACTCTCTCGTCACGGATGCCCTCGAAAGCCTCTCTGATTTTGTTGATGTCTTTATTTTCTGCCATATTTTTTATTTTGATGCAAAGATAGGTATGATGAGAACTATATAAAAATACGCTAGATCGGTGTGCCGAACATCTGCTTGAAGATGTCTGCCATCAGTCCCTGGTACTCATCGCCATAGAAGTAGCCCTCCATGTCGTTGAGCTTCATGATGGAGGCGTAGTACTTGCGATTGAACCATGGACGGCGCTGTCGTGGCTCGCCGAGGTTGTGCTTGGCACGGTACTCAGGGTCGAGGAACTCTAGGTCGCCGGGGTTGCCATGGTAATAGCCATTGCCTGTGCCCGTCTCTTGGTAGAGACCGTAGAGCAGGAACTTGTGGGCTATCTGGCGAGAGGAACCGCCAAAGGATGTGGCTTGGACAGAGCTGAAGAGGGCACCGGTATGTCGGATGCGATAGTGGATGATTTTCTCTTTCCAGATATGCACCATCTCCTCTGCCCATCCTCGCTCGTAGGCGTAGATGTCCTCTTGTGAGACGGGTTGCTTGATGTCATTCGTTCCATTCCTCATAATTATACTCCAGGTCTAGTGGCTCGCTCACGTCAAGATGGAACTCGACGCCTGTGAGACCGTTGATGAAATAGGCACCTATCTCTCGGCTGTCTATCTGGTCGCTGAGGGTGTAGGTGTTATAGTTGTCTTGCCAGTTGTATTTGTCGATGACAATCTTGCTCAGGAACTGTCGGAATATCTTGCGGCAGGTGTTGAGCTTCTCTTGTCGGTCGTTCATGTCGAACTGTTTGTATCGCATGAGAATCCACACGGTATAGGTCATCACCTTGCGATAGCTGCCATCGCCGTTGATGGCGACGTTGCCCTCGTTGGTGTCGTCGATGACCACGAAGTTTTTGCTCTTCGCCATATTCTGTAGCATGCCCTCAAACGAGGCAGGGGTGCTGCAGGTGGTTGGAGTGAAGCCAAGCTCGGAGGTGAGCTTGTTTTGGCGGGTGAGGTCTCTAAAGTAAGAGAAGGCATCGAACCCCACCTGAGTGTCGGGAGTCTTAACATCTGTACTGATCATGATTTTTGTTTTAATCGTTTGTCTAACTCGTCAGCCTCGCGAGCCTTGGCATCCAGTTCGGTGAGTGCTCGCCATACGTCTGAGTCTCTAATCTGCCCTTCTTTGGTGATGTCGCCGCCCGTGAGGGCACGGATCTGGGCGTTCATCGCCTCTATCATATCGTAGTCGCCATCAGCTGAAGCTGGCTTGAAGAGGTGTGGAAAACTTGTGGAAAAGTTTTGCTTGACCCACATGAACCACAGGAAGGCACCCATCACCTCGACTGGCGTACACTCGATATGTTCGGGTGGGTTGCCCTTGGCATCGAGATAGAGGTAGCGCATCATCTCTCTGAGCGGTGCGTCGCTCGACTGGTCTGACTGCAGAAACTGCTGGAAGTAGTTGTCGGCGATGAGGTAATGTTGAAATGGGTACTCGTGCAGCTCGATGTCGGCGGCTTGGAAAAGCCCGATATGATCGAGGCGGTTGTCTGCGCCCTTGCCGTCGAATATGTAGTCGAAGGCTTGGCAGAAGTCTTGCACTTGCCATAGCTGAAGGAAGAAGCGCACAGTCTTGCCACTGTCTAGCTGGGTTTGGCAGAGCCAGCCGTCTTTTTTCTCGTTGAGCACCTCGATGCCAGCGAAGCGAGCGAAGAGGTAGGTGCGCACCTGCCACTCTTGCCACCCTTGGGTGAGGAGGTAGAGCACGTAGCGCAGCTGGTCTTGGGTGAGCTCGCCCCAGGAGTGAGGCACGTGGAGGTTGAGCGTGCCGTCAGCCAGCAAAGAAGAAGGTTGTGTCGTCAGCATTGTTTTCATAAGCTATATTGTGGCTAGCCTTGTAGGCGGTGGAATCTCTATATTTGGCGAAGTCATCGATGTTATCGTCTATGAGGGAGAGTAGGCTGAAGAAGAGTTTGTCTCTCGCCCTGAGGTCGATGGAATCGCCGTTTTTTGTGATATGGCACCCGATGAAATCGTAGATGCGCATGATGGCGACCCGATGGGAGGTGGTCGGGAACTGAGCCTTGCGCTCCTCTTCGAGCAACTGGTCTATCTGTGCATCGGAGAGCTCTCGGCGCAGGAAGGTCTCGGCTTGGTCTATCTCGCCCTTGTGCGCCACGAGGTCATCGAAGGTAAGCTTGCCGGGGATGCCGCAGAACTTGTTGAGGATGTATGGCGACCAAATGAAGGAGCGGATGGTGTTGAAGGCTTGCAAGCTGTCAGCCCAGCCCTCGACCTGTCGCAATCGGTTGATGACGTTGTGCTGGGCGTAGTCTCGCCTGTAGGCAAGCTCGTGCTCCATGGCATCGACACGAGCCTGTGAGGCTGGGGCGATGTTGTCGTTGGAGACCACCCCGAAGCCGTTGTCGGTCATGATGATGTCGTGGGAGTGGAGACTATCGAGGAAGGTGGCCAGTATGACATAGTCTCTGGCGTAGCGCTGCAGGGGCGAGTCTTCGGTCGAGACCGCTTGCTCGGCATCTGCGCCCACGACGGTGGCGATAAGATCGTCAAAATGGTTCTCGAAGGATGGCTGCATCTTGGTGAAGACATCCTCGGAGGCTGCCGCCACGAATGGCAGCAGCTGCTCGAACTGGTTTATATCAATCTGTATCATCTTGTTGCTTTGATTTTAGGTTGTTGGAAACTTGCTTGGCATCCTTGTTCTCGTCGAGGGTGGTGAGCATGATGAGCGGCACGTCTGGATAGACCTTCTGCTCCCAGTGGTTGAAGTAGATGACCACCCAGTGAACGGTCTCCATGAGGTCGTGGAACGCCTTCTCTATCGACTGCTTGAGGGTGAAGAGCTCTCGCTTGTCTGAGCCAGAGTTGTTGGTTTGGCTCTTGCCCGGTGTGGCGCCCACGAGATTAGGGTGGATGTTGTCGGCATAACACTGCATGTTGTTGCTCTCGGCGATGTCGTCGCTGTAGTCACCGCCATCCTTTGAGGTGTCGATGCGCGTGATGCGCACCATCTTTACCTCTTTGCCATCAGGTGTGGTGTAATAGCCCGCTATCCAGAGCTTGCCGCTATTCTCGATGCCTGAGATGAAGGAGCGGATTTTTTCTTTCTCCTTCAGCTTGCGCTCCTTTTGCTTTGCCTTGTCGGTGATGTGCTCCTCTTGGAAGATGCCACGCCAATAGTCGTTGTGTATCTCTACGAGGTAAGGGATGGCAGCGTGGTTTTTGAGCTTTGCCATCTTGCCGATGGCGATGAGCCGGGAGATGTCGTACCACTTGTCTCGGAAGATGGCGCTGTAGTAGGGCACGGGGTAGTATTGACTGCCAGGAGTAGGGAAGCGAGTCACGATGGCGAAGACTCTGTCTTTGCACTTTGCTCCACCCGTCTGTCTGGTCAGGGTCTGTCCGCTTTGACCGTCGAGCCCCATGCGCTGCTGTAGGTCGCCCAGTGGGTCTAGCTCGTCGAGGAGTGGCAGCACCTCGATGTTGTCGGGATTGACGGCATTGCGCCAGTTGGCATAGAGCACGTATTCGGAGCGACCGTTTTTGCTCTGGGTGAACCGACAGTAGCACGCCTCTTTGTGCCGGATGCCCACGATGCGATCGCCCTTTTTGTTGAGGATGATGGCTGAGACACAAAAGAAGAAGTACTTCATGTCTGTGATTTGCTCGAGGAAGAAGCGCGAGAGGTTGTTGTGCATCTTGAAGAGGTTGACCTCTTTGTCTTGTGTCGGAAGCTTTGTCTTGATGTCGTTGTACTGGAAGCCCATGCCGTAGCAGGTGAGCACGTTGAAGAGCTTGTTTTGCGCCATCACGCTGCTCTCGCCGATGTTTTTGATGAGCTGGTAGGGCAGCTTGTTGTCTGCCCCGAAGGGGATGTAGGTGTATCTTTGCTTGTCCACCTCTACGGAGACGGTGGGTGTGGTACCATCATCATCGAAGATGGATGAGGACTCGACGAAGCCGCTGGTGGGCGACGAGGTCTGGTAATCGAGCACCTCGCCCATGGTGGCGTATGTGATGTCTATGTTATTGCTTTTGTCTGCCATAATCTTTATAAGTATATTGAATGGTCGTTGTATCTGAAGATGAAAATGTCTCTCACCTTGCGTATCTGGTGGTTGACTGGGTTGTAGAGGGTGTGGGTGCCGTTTTGCCAGGATGAGGACTTGACGAGCCATCCCCTGTACTGGATGATGGAACCATCGCCGCCCTTCCAACAGTCGATGTCAACGGGCGAGCGGTCGATGCGCGAGATGTCGAGGGCACGGCGCAGCTCGTTGATGTGTATTGCCTTGGGTGTCTTGTCTGCCATATATCTGAAGATGTTTTTTAGTTGAACGTATCGTCGAAGGAGTCGTCGAAGATGCGACCGCCCGTATTGTCGATGTTTTTGAACACGACATTCTGGACTCGCTGGGCATATTGGTAGCTGAAGGTGAACTCAGCCATGTCATCCAGCTCGTTGGTGCGCTCGCTCTTGGAGTCGGTGAAGGTAATCTCTTTGTCCTGTGTGTAGTCACGGAACAGATAGATCTCATCGGAGCGCAGCAGGTCTTCGGCGAAGTGTGCCATGGACGGAGGAATAACACCTGTGTCGCCCTCGAAGGTGCGGGTCTCTTTGACGGAGTAGTTGATCTTTTTGCCGCTGATGACGGCGCTCTTGCGCTCGAAGGTAGGTGCAATCTTCTTTTTGCCTAGGCAATAGAAGATCTCTTGGCACCCGAAGGAGTTGGTGAAGAGGAGCACCGGGTCGGCGACCGCCTCGGTATGGTCTATCTGGAAGTCTTGCACTCGCTTGCCCACGGTGACGGTGTAGGCGAAGAGGTCGCCACGGTCGGCATCGTAGTAACGGTCGGGCGAGACATCGAAGGTGGTGATGTTATTCACCGTATGGGTAGGGGTGGCATCGGCGGCGATATTGCCCTCCACGACCTTGCCGTCTTTGTAATATCGGGCTGTGACGGCGGCAGTGGTTCTGTCGGCACCTGCGGCATGGAGATATTCACGGTGTCCGAGCTGTGTGAGCTTGGCACCATCGAGGAGGGTGAGGAAGTATTGGTCGAGGAACGACTGGCACGACATGTTGATGTCAACGGTGGCGTAGTAGGCGGTGAACTCGCACGACCAGTTGGCGACATCGCTCTCGCCATTGTGCTCGACAATCTTGATGGCGCACTTGGCGACCACGGTCGTGCGCACGGCATCGGAGATGAGCGTGCCGAGGTCGTAGATGGTGATGGTGCCAGCCACTGGGTAGTAAGTCTCGCTGAGCAGCTCTTCGCCCTCGCAGGTGATGGTAACGGTAGCGCGCTCGCCACCTATCTTGAAGGAGAAGGAGTCGAGCGCACTGGTGAACAATGGCGAAGATGGTTGGTTGGTAACTGTAATCATATCAATGTCTCATTAAAACGATGCAAAGATAGGAAGGAAGGGGAGAAAATAAAAATACCTGATTGTCATCACGACAACCAGGTATCGACTCATGGAGCTGACCACGCCTTGTTAAGCCTAAGGCTCCATTCCGAGACTGTTTTATGTTGTAAATGAAAAAAAATGTGCTTGTCTTGCTTACTCTTCGGGCTGTGCGCAGTTGATTATCCAGACGAGTCTGCCACCCTCGACAGACTTCATCTTGAAGCCGTGCTCGACCATGTACTCGGTGATGACGGGGATGGGAGCGACGACCATGCCGCTGATGGCCTCTTGTATATCTTTGGAGGATAGGAAGTCAACGCATTGGCTGTATGGGTCATCGCCCGGTGTGTCGCCCTCGAAGTAAGCGTCGAGCGCCATGCGCACATAGTCGATCTTGCTCTCTTGCTCTGACTGTTGCTGCTCGTCGCTGTTAGCACTGAAGCCCATCACACGCATACGTTTCATGCCTCACCTCCTTTCGTCTCCAGTGCTATGTTGATGGTCTTGAAGAGCTTGCTCATGTGGTCGAAGTTGTTGAGCATGAGTAGCACTTTGTCGGCACCGCCGAGGTCTTCGACACAGTTGGTCACCACCTCGTCTGAGATAAGCACCTTTTTGACTTGCTCTAGGTACTCGATGAAGTAGCTGAGCTGGTTGACATCCATCATTTCTACGAGCGCATTCCAGACCTCTGCTGTCATGTGCATATTTGTTGCGTTGTTTGTGTTCATGCTACGACTCCTCCCATCAGATAACCACCAAAGAAAACCACTGCCATGAAGGCTGCGAAGCCTAGTGTGGCCTTGACCACCTCGCCGTAGGTCACGCTCTCGTCGCAGAGTGCGGTGAAGGTCTCGCTCTTGGTCTTGGCGAGCTTCTTGATTTCACACTTGAGGGTATTGATGCCCTCGTTGACGTTGATGCCTACAGGTCTCACCTGCGCATCATTTAGTAAAATTGAATTCTGCATAATTGCCATCTTATAAGCATTATAGACCGACCTTGATGTATAAATACAATGGTGGCGGTCACATTCACCGCTGCTTATAAGATGGTAGCTTTCCCAGCGAAGGGCAAGTATCTTACGGATCATGCAACCGCCATATTGAAAAGACCTTTTTCCCGCTGCCGGGAAAATGATACTTTATAGGCATAAAAAAAGCCCACGGCGTGAAGCCTAGGCGAAACAGTCGCCATCGCTGAGTAGATTACTACTATCTTATAAGCGTTGGCAAAAGTACGAAGAATATTTGGAACCGCCAAAAAAAAAGCGAGAAATTTTAAAATAAATGACTTTTTTATGTTTTAGAGCATAAAACAAGGGGTTGAGGAACGAAAAGGAATGAAAAGGAATGAAAAAGCCCCGGATGCTCACGCACCCGAGGCTGACAGTTATTTTTGAAAATAAACTTTTAAAGGGATTGAATTCTCCACATTGCCAATTTTGAAAGAGAACTGATAGTTGCCCTCTGCAGGGAACTGGAGGTCGGAGAACTCAAAGATGAAGTTGCTGAAGAGAAACTCATCTGAAGGGTGTGGCTCAATCTTGGAATTGATGGGCTGGCCAAGAATCATCTTGCCAGTGCTCATCTCTGTAACCTCTGCCGAGAACTCTTGCTGAAGTTTGCTTTCCTCGCTGTTCATCTTAACTCTCGCTACCATGAAGAGGTTGCTCTTAGGCAGCGGTGCTTTTCTTACCACATAGTGGTCAAAAGTGCCCACGATGGTAAGTTTGCCGTCATTATCTTGTGCAAAGTCACACAATGCAAGAATATCTATGTTCATTTTATATGTCCTTTAATGTTAGACTCGATAGCCGAGTGTTTGAAAAGTTTTTTATAATTGTCGAATGAATATTTGAGTTTGCTCACCGTGCGCTTGTTTGTGCTCACTAGGTTGGCTCCATGTCTGCCAGAGATGCCTTCCTTGGTATTGAACTTCAGAGAATTTCTTTTGGAGTCAACCCAAAGCCTGATGGCATCGCCTTGTATCTTGTCACCCACATTGCCATGGACGTTGAGATCTTCTCGTATTTTCTTGTCCTCTTCGTTGAGCTCAAGAGCTTCGGTGATTTCTACGGAACTATTTCGGTCTAGTTCGTATAATGTCATCTTTTTGCCCGTGATAGGTTCCTCTTTGAGTCCCTTCCACTCAGCCCTTCTGGCAATGACATCAGCTTTTTTGCCCTCTATGATTTCACCTTCTTTGATATATATAGCCATTATTGGATACTTTTTTGCATTGATTTTTCACTGAAAGAGAATACCTCAGCCATATCATCAGGCGAGGTGATGCTCATGAGCGATGGGCTGACCTCAAGAGCCACCTCAATGTCTTCAATGGAAGCATCTTTATCTTGTTTGATGATGTACTTATCCTCATGCTCTTCAATCTCTTTATCAAACTCTTCTTCGGTAATATTGCCGTCAAGCATTTCGCAATATAGTTTGAAGTAGTTGCGCTCACGTGTGCGGTTGTTAACGGCACGAGTCATCAACTCCTTGAGTCTGTCGGCAGTACTAATGTTGAAAAAGTTAGCCTTATTGGTAACACCAGCGAATGCAACCTTGCCAGTACCTTTGTCTTGTATAGCCACAACAGGGCTGCCATCAGTTTGGTATGTTGTATATATAGTCGTTGTATTGCTCATAATTCACATCCTGTTTATATTAACACGGTGCAAAGATACGGTTATTTTTTGTAAATCGCAAATTTAATGATAAATTTAACAACAAAAATTGCAATAAAGATTGGAAAATGGTATATAAAGAATGCTCGACCGCTTTTTGGCTCTTGCCAGACGCTTTCGCCGCAGGCGAAAATTTTTGGAAAATGAGGGGGAAGGTTTTAGCCTTCCCCTTACCTTATTATATATATATTATAGCTTTCCTTTGTCGTGGTAGCTGTAGAAGCCATCCTCAGCCAAGATGATATGGTCCATCAAGAAAAGTCTCATCACCTCGCACGCCTTGGCTATCTTCTGCGTGAGCATATCGTCCGCCTTGCTCGGCTGCGTGCTGTTCGATGGGTGGTTGTGTGCCACGGCGATGATGGTTGCATTGTTGAGCACGGCTTCTTTCATTATCAGTCGAACGTCCACCGCTGTCTCGGTGATGCCTCCCTCGCTGAGCTTGGTGCACTTTATCAGCCTAAAGTTTTGGTTCATCAGCACTACCCAAAAGCCCTCTGTCTCATTGCAGCCTATCATTGGGCGAAGATAGTTGTAGAGTGCCAGGCTGCTGCCTAGGTCGGTGTTTCTCGCTACCTTTTCCATTTGGTAGCGTCTGCCTAGCTCGATGGCTGCCTGTAGGGCTATCGCCTTGCAGTCTCCAATTCCTGGTACCACTTCCAGGTCTTCTATTCTCGCCTTGCCGATGTTGCGAAGCGAGTTGCCCATGATGTTATAAATCTGTCGTGCCTGCTCTTGGCTGTCCTTGGTACCTGCCCCTCTGTTGATTACCAAAGAAATCAAGTCAACGTTGGTAAGGGTGTCGAAACCTTGGTTATAGGCTCTGTACTGCGGTCTCTCCTCCATACAAAGATTGTTATAATTTTGTCTCATATCTTTTGTTATTTGTTAGTTATACATTCTCTTTGTTCTCGCTAGGAACATCGCTCCCATCACTTGTGCGCCACATTCGGCTAGCTCGTTGGCGAACTCTCGGGCGGTCGCTCCGCTCGTCACCACGTCGTCGAAGATGATGACTTTCTTTCCGCTGAAGTACTCTCTATCGAGTGCCACTCTGTAGTCGAAGCTCTCACACACTCTGTCTGTGCTGAAGTGCTTGGCTGTGCGCTCTCCATAGATGGAAATGTGCTCGTTTCCGTTCTGTACCTTTGCGCCTTGGCTCACCTTTTGGGCGAAGCGAGAAAAGCGCTTGGTGTACTTCTTTGAGTTGGCTGCTGGAGCGCAAACCATCACGAAGTCGCTGGCTTTGTCGCCATAGGTGTTGACGAAAGAGCTGACCACCATATCGGCAGCTGCGTCTGTCGCCCACTGCTTTCCATCCTTGAAGGCAAAGATGAAGTTTCTCACTTGCTCTGCTTGTGCTGAGCGGTCGAAACGCTTGGAGCTGTACTCGTAATAATTGAAAGTTTTCATACGCTTAAAATTTTTATTCTAGCCAGAGGGAGGAAGGAGCTTTTTTATTTGAACTCGTCTTTGCCTGCCCGTCTGAGAGTTTTTTTTATTCTGTCCGTCGGTCGTTTTTGTCGCTTTTTACGGTGCGATGCAGACGAGCGGAGAAGAGGTATGAAAGCCAAGGAATTTTGCAAAAAGTTTATGGAAAACCGTCATCTCTGATTGCGGAAGGCTGCCGAAAAGTTTTTGGAAAATAGATTTATCGGTACTTGGTGCATGCCGTCCGCCGTACCTTTGCACCCGAAAAAGAGATAATGACCGATGGATAACCGATAAAGGGAAAAGCTCTCGGACAGGAAAAGCGGGCAAAGAAAAGGCTCTGCCTTACCTTGGTGGTTAAGCCTTAGCGACGTTTGAGCGCCATCACGGTCACTACCGCTTGAAAATTCGCAAATTTTAACCATAGCGTATGAAATGAAAGATGGAAAATTTGCGTCATCAAAAACACCATGTTTTTCAGACTTTAGGAGGAAAAACATACCTTGGAGCGATGAAATCGCAGCATTTGGCATGCTTCGACCCCGAGGTTGAAGATGCCGAATGTGTCGTTTTGCGACAGGTTTTCCACACCCACGGATTGGAAAACCCCGATTTTATCGTGGTTTTAGGGATTCAAAGGGAAAATAATTCCCCTTTGTCGGCGATAGCACCCCCCACCGCCCTACGCCCGAGCGCGCCTTCCGCCCCCTTGGAAAAGACGGAATATGTAAAAGACCGTTAACGTTTTTGTAGGAATGTAAAAAGCCAAAAGGCACGAAAAAAGGGAACACGCTTCGCAGCGCACTCCCCTTATCGGCGGTCAAGCAAGAATGCCAGCCACCTAACTTATATAAGAATCGTACTATCTAAAGAAATCAAACTATAGCATGGAACCCGTGGCGATGTAGCCATCAGCCTGAGGGTATTTCTCCATGCCAATCATGAGCGTGTCGTAGGCATCGGAGCCATCGGTGCGAGCCTCCAACTTATCCTCCTCGGTCTCAGCCAGCTTCTCGCCTCGCTTATCCTTCTTGCCGTTGTAGACCCCGGCCAGGCGGATGGAGATGAGCAGGTCTTCGTTGTTCTCGCTGTTGATCATCGAGCGATGCTCAGCCTTGCCGAGGAACATGCGGTTGAGCAGAAGTATCTTTTCGAGATGTCCCATCGGGTTGCCCAGATAGACCTCGTTGACATACCAGCCATGGTCGGTGAGGTAGTCGGTGATGAAGGTATGGAAGTCATCGTTCATCAGGGCGTAGTTGTTGCCCACGAAGGTGGAGTCGTAGTAGAAGTTGACCTCTTTGCACCGATGGTACTCATAGTACTGCATGAACTTGTCGAGCAGGGCTGGCAGCTTCTCCTCATACTTCACGAAGATGCTCTTGAGGCAGCGTGCCTCGCCCCGCAGGTTGTCTTGTCCGACGGCTATCCAGTTGATGAGGGCGTTGGCATCGAAGGCGATGCAGAGCGGACGGTCGGGGTCAACGTCGGCATCCATTCTGGAATCTACATGCTTGAGCTTGTCGATGTCGTAGCCCAAGCCATCGAGGTAGGCGAGGTTGGGCGCCGTGTATAGGTTGGCATCCCTGAGGTTGGAGTAGAAGCCATCGAGCGAGATGGAAGGTCGCTTGCACATGATGGAGGTCTGGAAGGTGAGGGCAGGGAGGTCTCGCTTCATCTGCTTGATGAACTCCATGCCGAGCACCTCGATGTTATAGACCGATGAGTACTCTTTATAGAAGAGTGCCTTGGAGCGCAGTTGCGCCAGGAGCTGACCAATCTCTCGGAGTCGGCGCTGGGCATAGCCTGAGACATGGCCCGAGGTCTTGATGCGGTTGCGTATGTCATACTCCTCTACCACGAGCGAGGCGATGGCGTCGATGAGCAGCTGGTCGCAGTCTTTCTTGTAGTTGAGGAACCAGGAGCCCTTCTTGGTCACGGGCATATCAGAGGTGATGAGCATGCCATGGTGGTAGTAGTGCTGGCCGAAGAGGTTGACGTTGCCTCGATTGGCAGGGAAGGTCTCGTCTTTGAGCTGTTCGAAGTTGATGAACTTCGCCTCGTCGATGTCGAGGTAGTCGAGCGAGAGGGAGTTGGAGGTACCCTTGCGGTCTTGCGAGATGATGGTACCGATGGAGCCGTTATAGAAAGAGATGGTGTTCTCCCAGTTGCTGGGCGGTATGACCGGGTCGGGCCATCCCAGTTTTTTGGGAGGCTTGACCCCGATGAGATAATGCTTGCCCCGGTGGAAGCCCCATCGCTCCCAGTGCTGAAGCATCGACGGTATGGTGTTGGTGAGGCATCGCTTGGTGTTGGCGGATACGAAGCCGCCGTTGCTGCCAGGCATGCGCTGCATGTTGCGCAGGTTGAAGGTGGCGTGGAGAATGCTCTTGCCGATGCCTCGACCGCCCACGACCACGTTGTCGCGGGCGGAGATGAGGTTGACCTCCATCTGGGCTGGGTTGAGATATTGATCTATCATAGTGCTTTGTCCTCCTTGACTTCTTCTGTAGGTGTATATTCCAAGAGCTGTTCGTCGTAGTCCTCGGCCTCGATCTTGACGAGATCCATGGAGTTGTCGGTGTATTTCTTGACGAGCTTCTTGATGGTCTGCATCACGTTAGGGATGCGCTTGAGACCCAAGTGTCGTGGGTCGGTGGTAGGGATGAAGACCTGAGGCTGAATCTGGTCGTAGCCGTTGTCGGTAGGATCCTCTTTGTCGAGCAGGTGATATTTGCCGTATGCAGCTGCGGCGGCAGCCATGGCTCGGGCATCGCCCATGGAGTCGGCCTTGTCGTAGGTGCGCTGTATCATCTGGTCGAAGCGATAGCGGGCGAAGTCTTTTGACACTTTTTGCAGGTTGCCCAATATGAGCTTGATGAGGTGCAGGTCGTTGTAAGCCATCATGCGCTGCACCTTGTAGTCGTGCATATCTTTATAGACCAGCTCTTGGTCGCTCTTGCGAGGGTTGATGAGCCACCAGGCATAGAGGGCACGGATGCGCAAAATGCGGTCGCGCACTGGGGCGGGCACATTTTGCGCATCCATCTCTTCGGGTGTGCGGTCCATCAGTTCGATGATGGCATCGATGTTGGCGGGTTCTCTCATATTCTAATCTCCTCTAACATTTGGTTCAGATATTCGTGTGTGCGCTGCACCGCCTGTGGCGAGCCAGCCGCAGCCAGGTCTAGCTCGTTTTTGCGTATCTGCTGGCGCACCGTCGCCATGCCCAAGTAATAGACACGGTGAAGCTCGGAGTCGGGCTTCAGTATCTCGTCACGCAGATCGTCCTCGCTAATATCCAAAAGGACGGACATCTCGGATATCGGAGTCAACGTCTCCGCGAAGTCTTGCACTTTTTTGAGTAATTCTTGAGAAATTTCCATTGATTCTTAAGCTTTGAGTGTCACAATGAAGGGTATATCCGCCGAAGAGGTCGGCGAAGACCTGCGGGTCGGTGGTGATGATGGTTGACTCGTCACGGCTGCCGTAGGTCTGGTTTTGCGAGGTGACGACCGACACGACGTGCTGGTCGTTGCGGAAGAGTGTCACCTTGGAGTGGTTTTGCCCCAGGAACACATCGTCGAAGCAGGTCTGCATCATGCGCCACAGCTGCACGGTCTTTTTGCTCGCCTTGACATCGAGCAGCATCGTTGCCGACAGGATGCTGCCCGACTGGCGCATCAGGCGGAAGCCTCGCAGGAACTCCTCGGAGGTGGAGTAGGAAGACACCCACACATCTGCAGGGCCTATCTGGGAGAGAATCCACTTGATGAGACCGAGGGTGTGGAGGTGCCGCCCGAAGTAGGCTTGCGTCTGGGCATCGGCGATAGGACGGAGCAGGTCACTGACCTTGACCTTGGTCGGCATTGGCGGCTAGCTTAGCCTTGGCTACACGGTCACGGTCGGCATTGGTAACCTGGTATGAGTCGTAGGTGAGCATGTCGGCACGATAGCGCTTGTCGAGGTCGGAGAGTATCTTGAGAAGCTCGTATCGGTCGCATGGCTCAAGGCGCTCCATCGTCTTGAGCGTCTCGAAGGTCGATTTAATCTGCTTGTATCGCTTGGCGTTGGCATCCCAGAGAGCGGCAACCTCGGCAGGAAGGAACTCATGGTCGCTGCGCTTGCCCTTGCGGATGACCGCCACGCCATCGCTCTCGGAGGAAGGCAGCTCGGCATCATCGGTCGAGCCATCATCGTCGATGGAATCGGCATTTTTTGCGATTTCATTGCCATTTTCGTCGGTTTCATCGGTCTTTTTGGTCGTTTTCTCGGTCGTATCGGTCGTTTCTTCGGTCGTTGCCACAGGTACGCCCTCACTGATGATGGCTTGCGCCTCTGGTATGACGATGGCATCCATCTGCTTGACCTCTTCGATGGTCATGCCATCGAGACGAATCTTCAGGAACTTATTCAGCTCATACTCGATGTTGGTGCGATAAACCTGTGGCTGTCGGGTGGCACGGAAATGGTAGAAGCGATTGCGGTTGAGACGGAAGAGCATGTCTGCGCCCTTGATGATGTCAGCGTCGCTCTCGTGCTTGGCATTGAGCCACGCCTGTATCTGTTTGGTGAATTGATGATCCATATATAAGAATGTTTTTGATGAAAAGAACAAAGGTGGCTCAGGCACGAAGCGAGAGCCACCTAAGCTTTGAAGTTTAAACCGTATGTAGTTATGCAAAAATTTGGGCAAATGAACGTTTATGCCGCCTCCCATACAGAGCCATCGGAACCCTTGATGTCTCCGGACTCAGTCTCGATCTTGCCAGGATAGAACGGTGTAGGGCAGAAGTCTGTCGCCTCGGTGTTGACGGTCGTGGTGCAAGCATCGGTCACGCCGCTGCCTGATGCCTGGCTGACGGTAATCTTAGGTGCGAATGCCTCGCAGCCGATGAGACGGGCACGACCCTTGCGGTCTTGCACCATCATGATGAGCTCGTCGTTGATAGCCATGGTAGCGAAGCCACTGATGTCCTCGTCGGTACCACCCACCACGAACTCGCCTTTGTTGAGGAACGTAGCGGAAGGTGCCTCGCCCTGAGTCTCTGCAGTAAAATTGCTCTTGGCATCTACGAGGTCGAGACTGTGCCACTTGGCATCGCTCGCCAAGGTGAAGTCGCCTGTATATTGAGCCAGCTTAGCTGGGTCTGTGGTCTCGTCAGTTGCCGCTGGCAATGTTGGCCAAGTCAGAATCTGACTCTTCAAGATGAAGAAAACACGAGGGCGAACGCCTGGGGCTATGCGAGCCCCAGGACATTTCTTAACTGATTTATATAAATCTTTTGTATTACAAGCCATAATTTTATCTCCTATATATAATAAGGTGAAACTTTACTCCTTGCCCTCAGCTCCGGTATCGTCTGCAGAAGAATTCTTCTGCTCTGCATCGCTAGCTGTGTTGCTGCTTGCAGGATCAGCACCTGAACCCTTTGTGATGAGCGATGTGGTACCATCGTTTGTGATGAACAGGGCTCGTTCTTTATTGATGCTCTCGTACTGGCAACCTAAGAACTTGGTGGCGATGAAGTCGAGCTTCCAAGGGTGGTACTTTTCTACGCTGATCTTCTCCTCGTCGCTGTTGTTTGCCTCGTTGACACCCACGAGCATATTGTTGCGAGTGGTGAGCTGGAAGAACGGAGCGTTCTTCTTGTTGATGAGTGGTACCATCTCAACGTTGTCGAAACCCTCGACGGTGTTGTGGTTGTAACCGGTATTGTATGGCACATTGCCAAACTTATTGAGGTAGTTGCGGTTGTAGAGATTGATGAACGCCTGTGGAACGTAGAGATAAAGCTTCTCTTCGCCAATCAGTTCTTCGTCAGCCTCCTCGCAAATGGCCTGTGCGAAGTCAACGGCGTTATCGCTGCTGATATTCTTACCACTGCCCAAAATATCTGAAACTTTGATGAGGTTGCCGAGGTCTCGAGACAGCTTGCCATTAGTCAACTCAGTCTTGGCGATGGTATCGAAACCATTGAAGAGGTCTTTTGAGCCTTTGCCCTCGTCGTTGCGCACGGCATCGAAGAGGTGGAGGTTGAGGTTCTTGCCCAGCTTGAGCGCCAAGAGCTGCAGCACCTGAAGGGTGATTGGCACGTTCTTAAGCGCTTCGCCATTCATGGCGTTGGCCCCCCAAATGGTGGAATAAACTGAGTTCGGGGAGAACTTGATGTCAACGTTGCCGAGGAACACCTGCAAAGTGCGAGGTGTAATCTTTACGCCACCATCGCCCACGCGGTTCTCGTCGTATGGACCAAACTCTGCGTTGCCGAGCAACTCGCCCACGGTCTCTGAAACTCTGATGCCCGGGCGCAGGGTCATGTACTTGAGTGACTGAGCCAAGCCTTTGGTAGGCATCGTAATCAACTTCGAACGGTAAGTTTTCGCAGTGTTCTGCAGCTGTACATCGACATCTACAGGCACAATGAATTTATTATCTGCCATATTATGCAAACTGATTTAAAACATCCAACACTTGATCTGAGCAGAAATCCTCGACCTTGGTGTCATCGACAGCAGTGTGCGTGTCGCCACCAGGCTCTCCCTCCAGATCCTTCACTTTATCCTTCAGGTCATCTCTCTCCTTTTCGAGATTCTTGACCTTAGTCTCTAACTCCTTCTTCTCGTCCTTGACCTTCTGAAGCTCTGTGTCTTTGTCGGTCACGGCCTTGGAGTCGGCAGCGATCTTATCCTCCAGTTTCTGCATCTGCTCCTGTGAGATTGTGCAGTTCTTTGCGGAATCTTCTGCCTCAATGCCCTCGATATTGAGGACATTGTTGATGTGAGTCCATTTTTTGATCATATTAATAATTTTATTTTGTGATTTATCTTTGCCGAATAATCGGTCGATGATGCTTGGCTTTTTATCATACCAGGAGTTAACAACCTCTGGGAGAACAGGAAGGTTGTTGTACTTGATGAAGTCTTGCGTCTGCTCGGTGATGTCGGCAGGCTTGCCATCCATGGCTTCATCGACGAGACCCAGTTCGATGCACTCATCGACGGTGTGCCACATCGCTTCGGACATCACCTTGACGATGTCCTCGTGCTTCTTGCCCGAGCGATCGCAGTAAACGTTGGCGATGATGTTGTCGATTTTCTGCTGGTTCTCTTGCTGTTTTTGAAGTTGCTCGATGAGCGAGCCTATCTGCTCCTCGTTGAGCGCAGACCACACAAACTGCTCGGTAGAGCACTTGTGTACCAGGAGCAAGCTATATTTGCTCATGCGAATCTTGCTGGCACCCATCGCACAGATGGTGGCAGCAGAGGCAGAGAAGCCCGCCTGGAAGTCAACGGTCACGTCGCCATGGGACTTGAACATCTGACAGATGGCGAGACCTGCGGAGACCTCGCCACCCAAGGAGTCGATGGCAACATCGACGTGCTTATCTTTGTTGGCCTTAAGAACATCGCGAACCATGAGCTTGGTCCACGAGCCAATATATCCTGTGATAGAAATTTGGTACTTCATATATCTTTGCGATTTTTACGGCGCAAAGATATATAATAATGTATAAGGATAAAAAAACGTTTATTGGATGATTTGGAGCGGTTTTATCACGTCAGACCATGTCACGGTATAAGTGATGAGCGATGAGTCTGTGTGTGAGCTTGGCATATTTTCGGTGCGAGTGAGCACCGGGAAGGGACGCTGGTCTCTGCCCAGAAGATAGGCGCACCCATCGGCGGTAGTCACCTTGTAGGCGAGCGGGTGAACCTCTGAGTCTATCTGCTCGCTCGACTTGAAGGTGAGCTTTGAAGTGAAAATGCGAACCTTGGACTCAATTTTGTCGGTGATTTCACAACTCGACGGCATTTTGCACTTTATCTGCTGGAAGACTGCACTTGCAGGAATGATGCAAAGATTTTTGGCTGGGAAGATGACAGCCTTGAGGTCATCGGCTCTCACGACCTCAATCTTGATGATGTTTTTGATGTATGACATAAGCATGAAAATTTATCTTTTTGTTTGGAATCGACGGATATTTCGGTTTTGTTCGGAGTTGTTTGCAGAGACGGAAAAATTTGTATTAATCTTTGCTAAATCTTGTTGTAGATGTTAAATTTACGCCTCTTTTTGCGTGTTGATCACGCATTCTGTAGAAACATTGGCGTACGGTATCCTCGTAATCGATGCCAATGCCATGCTGTTCGCACCATGCCGAAATGAGCGATGAAAGCTTGCATGAGCGGTCGGCGATGTCTTTGAGCGAAGCCCAGAGATCCATCTTGAAGAGGTCGGAAATCATCTCTTTGACGGCACGTCTGGCACGTGGCCCGAGGTAGTTGTACTCTCGCACAGGCTTAGCCTTGGAGTCAGGCAGCTCGATGGCAAGATACTCTTCGGGATGGGTGAGCCATCGGCTCTGCTCGAACTCCTCGTCGTGGAAGGTATGCTTGACACTTTGGTGCAGTTGGCTGGCATCAGCCTGCTGCATCTCTTGGATGTTCTCTTGGTCGATAGGCGATAGGTTGACAACGGGAGGTCTGCTGGTGAACTTGCGGAGCACAGCCACCTCGTTGCCGATGGCAGGGAAGACCACTGGGTTGCCATAAGCTCGGTAAGCCCATTGTCTGATGTGGGTAGGAACTTTGATGTAAACAATTGGATTCATATAGCTATGCAATTTTCGTGCAAAGATACAAAGAAAATTTGAAATAACTAACGATAATCGGTAAAAACTAACTTTTATCAGTAAATTTGGTGTGATATAATTTCGTCCGAAAAGTTTGTATTTTTGTATCGTACAAACAAGGCTCTGTAACTAGCTGATAATCAATACTATTTTTGTGATACAATTTTCTGATACAGAAATTGTAACTCTTTAGCTTTTGTAACTTGGGGTTTTGTCGAGGTCGAAGACCTGTAGGAGAAGGGGCTTGTTACAAACTTGAAAAACTTTGTAACCGAGTTGTAACGCAACTTTGTAAACATCGGCATGGCGGCTTAACTCACTCTTTTTTAGTTATTTACCTCTTTTGCTAACATTATGTTACAGAGTTACAAAGGATTTGTATAAAATAAAAGAAAGGGGTGTGGGGAAAACGATGGCACGGGGCGTGAAGGAGGTTAGAAAAGGCCCATCGAGACACCCAGGACACCCCCATTGGCCAATGGAGGGGTAGCGAGACGAAACATCGCCCATGGCAACGAAAAAAGGGAGCGACGGCCAATGCGCATCGCTCCCTCGTAACATGGGAAAAGAATTATAAATCAGCAAAAATCTGCCTATGAAATCAGCCCTCGTCTGCTTGCAAAAATAGTGAAAAATTGCTTGAAAATTTAGCCGAAAATATTTGCATAATTCAGATATTTTTTGTACCTTTGCACTATAACTTGGGGCTATCTATTCTATTATATATGGATGGCTAGAAAGGTTTATCACTATCTTTATCTACCTTGCTCCAGTCAATGGTAGATTGATATTCACCCCCAGCTGCAGGGACATCAGCCTTGGCAGCTTGTTTATCCTCTTTTTTATCATCACTCTTCTTGCTTCGGAGATAGATCATCTCGACAGGGCTGCCGTCTGGGTTAGCTGGATCGCGTCTGATGATGCGGTGCTGGCTGTTGCAGAGATCAGCTGGGTTCAGCTCTTGGATGTATGGACACAGCTCGACGAAGGCTCTGAGCTTTTTGGTGAAGCTCTGTGTGGTCGCCTTGTTGATGCCTGAGAACTGCTTGAAGTCATTGAACGCACGCTCTCTCACGATAAATGTATCGAGTCGCTCGCTCTCTTCTGAGAAGTAGGATGCAGCCCAGTCTTCGAAGTTGACACCCATGTCGGCCTTGAACTTGCGCTTGATGATGTTATCCATCGGTGGCATGATCTTGATAGGTTCGCCAGCCAAGGAGAGATAGAAACGACAGCACTGCAGGAAAAAGTTGATGTCAGCATTCCACTCATCCTCAGTGTATGTCTTTGAGAAGAGATCTTCGTCGAAGTCATCACGGATGCTTCGGGTCTCTTGGTAATCATTCTCCTCTGTGCGCTGATGGTAATAGTCGGAGAACACCATATAGAGCAGTCTCGCCTCTGAGGAAGGGTCGAAGTCTGCCGGCACGTAGTTGGTGGTGAAGGCAATCTTCGGGCTATCCTCGAAAGGAATTGTGAAGCTCTGGTTGTTCTTTGGGTTGACTGTCATATCTGAAGTAATGTTATCGTAAAATAAACCTGTGTTGAGATAGCGGTCACAGTCATCGAGGAGCAGCATCTGGGTGTGCTGTGTCACCTGATCGAAGACGTGTGGGTTGTCCATCAGCTTAGGGTTGCGTCCGGAAAGCTTGACTGTTTTCATCAGCAGTGAAAGCGTCTTGAAGAAGAAACTCTTACCGGAACGGCCGTTGCACTCGTTGTTTTCACCAATCTTGTTGTCCATCGCCATCGGAGCCCAAGCCCTGGATGGTGCCTTGTAATGATGGAGCATGTAGCCGAAGGTGAAAATCTTGTTTATCAAGTTCTGCTTTTGCTCTTGTATCTCGTTGTCGGCAAGCCCTTCGCCAGCGATGTCGAAGAGGTGTGCCTTGTGGTATGCCTCTTTCTCCTCGATGCTCTTGTCCTCAAAAGCATACTCTAGCTCTTTGCGCCAGTAGGTGCGAGAGGCGTTGATGAGATAGCCGAAGAAGTGGGACTTCACGTTCTTGACCTCGATGTCGAACTTCGGCCTGCCATCCTCGTCGATGGTTCGGGTGATGGAGAACATGTCATCCAACTTCTTGAAGTTGTGGTTGATGACATTCTCTTGCCAAACATAGTTTTTGAGCGAGCTGCCCTCACGCTGGTACTCGTTTAGTCCATCTTTGGTGACCTCGACGCTGACACGAGGGAAGAAGAACAACTGCGAGTGGTTGGTGTAGCTGGTGAAGTCTAGCGTAATCTCTTGGAGCGAGTCGAGCGCCGATGCCGACAGCTTTGGCGTGTTGAGCACCAAGTTAAGGATGTCACGCTTCTCAGCTCTCTCGATGACCCATTGGCGGCAGAACTCACGGATGTCTCTCGTGGTGATGAGCTTGACGATGTTGCCCGTGATGCGAACATATTTGGTGATGGTCGAGTTGTCATCGTGCAAGGTATAGAAACCATTGAGACGAAGAAAATTGTAGAGGCACGCCGTGTCGATGTAGTGGTCCCAGGTGTTAGCCTTTTTGTTGAGCTTGCTCACCCAAAATCGGGCTGGCATCGCCAGTGTCATGAGGTTGCGGAAGTCTTTGCGAGTATTGCGCAGCTCCATCCAGTCTCGCAGGTCTTTGCGCCCCTTGCCACGGTTGTCGTGGTAGGTGCGAAGCCAAGAAGGCAACCATATCGTATGGATGTCGATGAAGCGCAGGGCAAGCTCTGTGCCCTTGGCGATGCCCGTCTCGTCGATGTCGGGTATATTGTAGAGCACCTCGACATACTTCATAATCTCTCGGTACTCCTCGTCGCTGAGCTTGTAGGTCTCGGAGTTGAACCATAACGGGTTGTAGCCCATGGAACGGCAGCAGAGACTGTCACGCTCGCCACTGCAGATGAAAGCCTCGGGAAGTTTCTTCTCCTTGTAAGGCTTGGACTCGTCTGTGTTGGTCTTGTTGTACTCAGCCTCTTCACGGCGGTTGAACTCGTGATAGGCAGCCTTCAGCTCAGCTAGGCCATTGATGTATTGCTTAGGCTTGATGCCGTCTGGGGTGTAAGAGAATCGCCACTGCTTTTGGTAGTTGAGAGGCTCATATATCTTGTAGAACTTAACCTCAGGCTTGTCGCCTTCAGCTGGGCGAACCAAGCACTCACGCATAAAGATAGGGTAGTGCTCGTTGCTGTGCTTAATCTTGACCTTGCGGTCTTTGACGTATCCTATCCACTTGGCGGAATGCCAGTTGAGCGCATCGACGTGCTCTTGCTTGACGTTTGGACCCAGTACCTTCAGTTCATCTTCGGTGAACTTCTCGTTCAGCTCGAAAGGTCTGGTACCATCTTTCTCGTTGATGGTGGCATCACGCTCTGTGAACGTAGGCTTGTTGACCTCTTTTTTGAGTTCATCGCTAACGTTGTATTCGGAAGCCAGTCGCAGGATAGCATCAGGAAAGCGGTCGATGCACTTCTCTCTCATGTAGAGGTCGATAGGTGACTCGGCAGATCCGTCGCCGCCGAAGTCTGTCACTCGCCAGCAGTCTTTGAACTTTTTGAGACTGCAGGAAGGTGTTTTCTCATTGCGGATGGCAAAGTGCTTTTTAGGCGTGCCAGTCGTGCAATATTTCTGGATGCATTCTTTTGCGTCCGGGTATAGTGAGATGATGATGTCGAGACCATCATCTGTAGCTTGATAAATTTGTTCTGCTTTGATCATAATTCTTTTCCATTGTAAATTTGCTTGCAAAATTATTGCAAAGCGAGTTCAAAACAAAATACTTATTTTTTGTCGCATAGAGCCTTTGGCTCATACTCGACGTATCTGTGGAGAGGGTGGCAGTATCTGCCATTGATGCAGTTGCTGCCATCCTCGCACTTTTGGCATTTAATCGGTGGCATCGACTTTTATATCAAAAGTGTCGTTGTGTAGCAACATCTTGGTATGAACATAAATTGGCTTTTGCTCATCCTCATCCCATCCAACCTCTCGGAAGTCTCTGCCATCGATATAGCATTCGGTGGCGTATCCTTTGTCGGTCCACTCTACGATATGGTCTTTGTCGAACTCGTCTCTTGCTGGCACTGTAGCCAGAACACGAGTGCCAAACTTGCTGTAGCTAATCTCGTGTATAGTGACGTTAGGGTATTTCTCGATGATTGCCTCCTCGATAGATTTTGTCTTAGTCTTCTTTTTCATTGTTCTTCATTCTGAATTTAACAATACCTGCCACGATGCCGTCTTCTTGGTCATCGTAGAACATATTTAAATCTGTTGTGCCCTTATGGAGTGTACCATAGGACACGTCAACGGCAACGCTGGCATCCTCGAAATCTTTGAGGATGGCTTGAAGCTGTTTGCTGTTGCATCTGACTGTCATTTTTCCCATGATCCATCATTGATAATTTGCTCGATGACCTCTCTGTCGATGGCACGCCAAGTATTGGTGCGCATCTTATTGTAGATGGTGTTCTGGCTCATCTCTAGCTTTAGCTGCAGTGTGGCCATGAACTTGCTTCTCTTTTTGCGTGGTATCTCATTATACCATGCGAGGATGATATTTTCATCATCATTTTTTTTGTTTTTTTCTTGCATATTCCAATATTTATTATTAATTTTGTTGCAAAGTTAGTAATAAAAATCGGAAAATACTAACGAAAGTAAGTAAAAACACCTATGATAATAGGTTAAATATTATTAATTAAATTAGGTAATTATGTTTAATGGTCAGATAATCAGAAAGTTAATGTCGGATGCTGGCTTAACTAAAAAAGAGTTTGAAAGACGTATGTTCGGTAGTAAATCGACCGACCTCAACCATTTGGAAAAAGCGAAGAATCTTCGCAGTGACACTCTCGAACGTCTGCGTGAGGTGTTGAAGTGCTCTATGGATGACTTCTTTACAGCACCCTCATGGGCTGAGAACGGAAAGGGGACAGTCGTAGGCTCTAACAATGTGCTGTCAACAGTAGCCATCGGCAACGAAGTGATGGAAGCCCAATATCTCAAGGAGTTGCTCTTGGAGAAGGACAAACGCATCAGCACTTTGGAAAATTATATCAAGCTTCTAGAGACTAACTTAAATAAGGACTAA